ACAACTAATTCTGGTTCTGGCTCTGGTTCAATAAATATTTCTGGTTCTGGCTCTGGTTGAGGTGGTAGTGTTGTGGTTGTTGTTGTAGTGGGTGGAACAGTCGTTGTTGTTGTCGTAGGGGGTACTGTCGTCGTCGTAGTGGACGTTGTAGGGGGTATAGTCGTCGTTGTGGTACTTGTTGTAGTAGTTGTTGAAGTCGTCGTTGTGGTGCTTGTAGAGGTCGTAGAGGTGGTTGTGCTTGAAGTTGTAGTAGTTGTTGTAGTAGTCGTTGAAGTATCATTACAAGTGTCAGTTGGTGCAGTCCATTGACCTAAGTTAACAAATGGTAATTGGTTTGGTATTGTTATTGTTTGTTCTGCCGTAAGTGTACTAAAACTGTTATCTGTATCATTATCTGATCTAATCTTTGTTCTAAATGTTCCGTATGGATTTTCGAAGTAATATTGTAAATCTTCCAAAGAAAAAACATGATATTGCCAGGTTAAATTTGTACCGTGTCCAAAAGACGTAGATACACAAAATGATGTGGTTGTATCAATAGCATTATCGCTAATCGTAAAGAATATTGTATATTTTTCTGGTGGACTATCCTCAAAACCGTCAGAAGAATATATACCAACTGTTAAATCACCCGTTGATGTATCTAGTGCTATTGATTGGTCGTATGGCGGTTGTGTTGGTACATGATCTGCAAAAGATTGCGTAGGATAAATTAAAAATAAAACTAATGATATTCTTAAAAAAGTAAAAAATTTATTCAACAAAACACTTACCTTTTTTGATTAAATCTACAAGGATTAATCGTCTATGGCTTTGGATTGTCGTCTTTTACTTTCTTAATTGCTTTGTACCAATCACCCGTTTTATCGCCCTTACCTGCTGTCATATCGTGATACAACATATCTAGTTGTTCGCCTAATGCAGGATAACTTTCTTGTCTTGCAGAAATATATCCGAATTGTTGTGCTTCCCATTTTGAGTTCCCTAGATCAATTTTTGCTTGATCGTAGTCAGCGTCAGTAAATTCTAATCTTTGCGAATTTACCTGCTTAAACAATGGTTTTGCAGCTTCTATTTCTGCGTCGGCTTGGGTTTGTAATTCTTCTTTTGTTGCCATGTATTTATACTATCTTTCTAATGTTTTCAATCTTGTTGTGTGATATTATTTAACAAGTCCGTACAACTTAAATGTTCCACTATCAATATTGCCACTATTAATTACAAATTGTATTCCTGTTACTTGTTCTGCACTTGTCAAGACACCACCTCCCTGACCTCCCCTAAGATTTGTTGCAGTATTTGTGTAATTACCCTCTATTGTAAAAAATGTATATTCGCTTGAATTGGGAGCGTTAAATATATATAAAACACCATTACTAAGCTCATTTGTGTTTGCTCCCCCTGCCTCAACAATAAAAGCTTTATCATTATTTTGTCCATTTATATTTCTAAAAGTTATATCTGAACAAATATTTACTTGCGCAACATCATAATCACTATCTGATATTGCAGTACCCGAACTATCTATAAATCTTATGCTTGTATTTGTATTGTCATTTACTTGACCTAAATTATTATAAACAACTTTATAAACATTAAAAGTGCTATCAATTCCTGTCAAACTTACACTAGCAACTGATGTGCTAACTGTTGTTTCTTGAATTAAAACTAAACTACCTGCCATTAATCTATCCCATACACATTTACTTTAATTGAATTTATTGAATTACCTGCATGAAAACTTACACCTGTTATTTGTTCTGCATTTTTATGACACCCTATTGCTTTTGCACCTGCACCACCAAAACCATGCACATTGATAGCACCTGACCAATTTACAAAAGTAAAACTTGAACTATCAAATGGATTATAAATAATTATATTGTTAGCAGTTGAACTTATAGAATTGCTTTGTGAATAACCAATATTATTTATTTCACTTGTAGAAGCACTTTTATTTTGACTGAAAGAAGTATAACTACGCATATTAAGATTTGCATAAGCATATTCAGTATCAGATATAATATTTCCCCCACTATCTATAAAACGCATAGCGAAAAAATCAGATAAATCATCATTTATATACTCAACAATATTTATTTGGTAAACATCATAACTTGAAGAAAAACAATTTGTAATATTAAAAATTGAAACATCACTTCCACTAACAGATTTAATAAACTGTAAATTAGTAGCCATTAAAAACTCCTTATTCCATAAAGGGATACAACACCTGCACTAAATCCACCACCACTATGACCTATTAATTGAATTGCATTAATAGTTTCAGCAACAGTATAAACTGAACTTCCACCTCTAAACCTACCACCAACTGCTGATTGAAATAAAAAATTCCAATCAGTAACAAAACTAAATTTTGTACTATCCCCTAAGTTATAAAAATAAACATACCCATTGACACTTGCATTGGTTTCATTGTCCAAATCAGGTGCTAACATAAATCTATTTGCACTTGTACTTCTAATCTCACTAAATGAACCATTTGTTCTACCGTCTTGATTAGCGTGTTGATAATTAGAACTTTCATAAGTGCTACCACCGTCATTTGAAACTCTTGCACCTAAATCCTGTGCAGTTGTTGAATTTCCATGTACATTGTTATAGGTCATAAAATGTACATTGTAAATATTTTCTTTGATAGAAGTAAAATCAATCGTTGTCGGTGTGCTACTAATAGTTTGAGTTTCAATCAATTCCAACTGTCCAAAATTAGTCCATTTGTTTTCTAGATCTAACTCATAAATATCTTGTGGTGTAAAAATACCTTTATTATCTCTAAAAGCCTGTGTAACTTCTTTTCCTATGTAGCCAAATTCTTTACTCATCTATACCACCTTATACAATGTTAATCTTGCACCACTTTTAAAAGCATTAGACGCATTTCCAAACATTCTGACACCATTACTAGCACTAGCAACAGTATGCACACCACCACCTGTATTTGACATTTGCTGATTAGATACTGTTGATACATTTTCAAAAGAAATAAAAGAATATTCGGAACTTGAATTAAAGTTATAGCAATATATCAAACCTTGACTACCACCATTATCATCATCTGAATTATCGTGTATTGCAAATGCACTTGCATTAGTTTGAAAGCCACCACTGAAAGAAGTTGTTGTTGAAAGATGTTCATGGGCTTGGTCATAATTACTTGTGGTGTCTGGTGAACTAGATTTTAAAACTCTTAACTGATTACCCTCATTATTTAAAGTTGTTCTAATTAATGTATATGCAACCAAATAAACATGATCTGTATTTATACCTGTAACCTCTAAAAATGTTGCACTTCCATCACTAACAGTTGTTGCTACTTGTACTAATCCCATTATGTATCAACCCTTAGTCCATATATTCTTGCATTAATTTGTGTAAGAGTATTTCCACTATCGCCTAAAAGTCTTATACCTGTAACACTTGATAATTCAGTTAAGATATTGATACCTTTATAATTTAATCCACCATTACCATTATTAAAACTTGCAGTTTGCTGTAAACCAAATGTATAACTAGAACTACTAAATGGATTAAATATATAATGTATTGACCCCATATGAACATTTGTATTATTTAAACCAAAAAAATCAAAACTATCGTGATTAGTTTCTCTTTTTTCAACAAAACTTTGATATGAAGTTAGAAGTTGAGTTGCTATATCATATTCTGAAGATGTAATTACACTACCACTTGAATTTATATATCTTAATCCCAATTCTTGTGAAGAGGCAGATTGATGTGTGTTTATTTCTAATTTGTATATATCAAAATCTGAACTGAAAACATCAGTAATATCTAAAGCTGATACTGAACTTCCTGTAACATCTGCCAATAATCTTAGGTTACTCATATCTGTTTTAATCCGTAGAGTTTTGCAGTACAAGAAAAATTACCACTTCCATTAAATAATTTTATTTGGTCAACTGCACTTGTTTGTGGTAATATTCCACCACCATAAGCCATATTAAAATCTGTATTGTCATTTGTTAAAACAGTTTGCATTGTTTGAAAACTATATTTACTAGAATTGCCTAAATTATATAAATAATTATATGAGTGTGCTTTTTCATTTGTTGTATTACCTGCGTTAAATGTAGCTCTCAAATAACTTTCACTTGTATCTCTTACTTCTTGAAAAGTACCACCTGCTGTTCCAAATTGAAAAGCAAATTGATAAACACTTGCACTTTCTTCTACTCCACTTTCAAAAAATCTTATCCTACAATCTGTGCCGTCTGTTGCAGGTTGAAAATCTATTATTTCTAAAAAATGCACATCATATTCATTTTCTTTAATTGAAGTAAATATTGCAGAAGATACACCACTTATTGATTTTTCTTCAATAAGTTCTAAACTACCACCTAGAAAACCCTGCCTTTCAAGATCAAAACTTTCCTGTGTAGTTAATATGCCTTTATTCTTAACCTGTTGTTTGACACTTGTAGATGTGTCGCCAATATAACCAAATGACATAGAACACCTATGTTTGTTTCAAATAGTTAATTGTAAAATCTATACTTGAAGCACTTGAACACAATCCCTGTATCTTATCACCTGTTGTCAAAACTACCTTTGTTTCCCAAACAAGCGTTGTACCTGCGGGTACAGTTACATCATTGAGAAGATGTGGTGTAGTTGATCCGCCAGATTTAACTATTTCAATATCAATGGTAACGTCTTGACTACTTGCATTTACATTTGCAAAAGACATACCAATTATTGTTTCAGTTGTGCTTGATCCTACTGCGTCAAGTAAGTCGGCGTTGCTTGTTCCTAACGTTCCTACAACACCCTCTAATACGTCGGCCAATTTACTTTCCTTTCCTAGCTAAGTGCTAAAACTAAACCTAATGTAACACCACCTGCTA